ATCCGGTCAAAAGGTTCCATGCGATCTGATAAGTCGGGTCAATCTGCGTTTGCGCAAGGCATGTGATTGCCGACAATATCAGGAAAAGAAAGAGCGCGATTCGTTTCATGCTGAAGTCTCCTTGTGAACTAGCTAACTGGCTGGTTCTTTGTGCCCATGACGATAGTCAAGTTAATGGCAGTGCAGTTCGCCCATTGTCCCGCTGTGAGTAAGAAACTCCCATCAGACGTTGGGGTGAGTGGTGTGCCTACGATGTTCGCAGCAAGCGTCAGTTGCATATCATAGACGCCAGACACGCTGAGAGCCGATTGCCACTGGCTCAGGACTATATCCTGCTCAATGTTGGCGGCAAGAGTAAGAGCAAGATTCTGCGCCGCCGCAGTGATACCCGCGGCGATAGTCGAGTAGCTGGCATTGGCGTAGAGCGTGATCGCCCCGGTAACAGTGTAATCAACTTCGGTCACAGCCGAAACCAGAACAGTGTCGCAAAGAGGACGCACGGTCTGCGCACTGAGAGCCGATTGAACAGCGGAAAGCAGCGTGCCAGAGGCGATGCCATCGCTGTTTGGGGATGCAGACGGTTGCGTTACGGGTCCTTTCAGGACGTAGACCTGCACCATCCCCGGCGTTGTTGGGTTTGTCGGGACTTGGGCATCAACAATGGTTGAACTCACGTCAAGTGCAAGAGATCGGTACTGTCCAGACGGGCCGGCCGTCGTGAGGTTGTTCGGTGCCGCCTGGATGCGCGTGCGGTAGTGGTTGTCTCCCGCGGTCGTTCCGGCCGGTTCACCGTCCGTTCCATTGGCTGAGGTTGTGGTGTTTGAGACGGCCGACACGAGCGGGAACGAGCCCATCAGGACACTGACCTGTCCGGCGAGGTAGCCGTTGCCGCTGAGTCCTGCCGTAGTGCATTGTGCCGCCACGGTCCCTGTCGTCTGCCTGGCGGCAATCGTGAGCGCCGAGGTAGTGGCGAAGATGTTGAGGCCGTCTTGAGTCCCGATCTGCGTACCGGAGGCTATCGTAGTGTCGGATGACTGTGATGCAGTGAGCGTGAACTGTAACGTCGTGGTGGCGTACTGCGCGGGGAGTCTGGTGCAATCCAGATACTCGCCGAGGTAGTCCAGCATCGGGTAGACGGCGAACGCGAGCAAGTTCTGAAGGCCGCAATACTGAATTGCATTTCGGACCAGAATCTCGCGGTAGGCGTAGAGGTTGATAAGCAACTGCTCGACTTGGGCCGGGTAGAGGGTCCTGCTGGTGTCTGTCTCGAACTTGCTCACCATGTCGTTCAGGACCAGCGTTGCATCCAAGCCGTCTGAGTCGTTGACAAACGAAGGCGTAGGCAGGTCAACAGGGACCGTCTGAGGGGTGCCGGTGGCCGATGGGAACGATTGATTCGGGATTATGACCGGCATTTAAGAAGATCCTCCCACAGATATTGTCGTGCTCTCTGTGCCTATCGTAGTCGTGGTAGAACTGCTCGATCCCATGTCCGGCTTCCAGTTGATTGTCACATCGAGAGTCCCGATGTTCGTTGTGCTGGCTACCACATCGACACTCTCAAGGGTGATGCGCGGTTCCCAATCGGCAATGGCCGCAGAAACGGCACCGATGATGGCCGGTATTGCTGCGGTGAGCGGGCGGTCAAGGAACTGTGTCAAGTCGCATCCGAAGGTCGGGCGGAAAGGATCTTCGCCGGGGATGGTACTGAAGATGATCTGCAAGGTCTGGTGAACGTCGCCGAGGGCTTGACAGACTTTTCCGAGTCCTGATCCTGGTCCGCCTCCCGCCGTCGAGTCAAGCATCAGCTCCCAGCTCGATGACTGGATATTGGTGAGGGTCGCATATGGGAAAGTCGTTGCCATTTAGTTTGACACCTTCGTCAGGACACTTTCAATCATGCTTGCCGTCCAAGGCACAGTTGGTGGCGCACCATTGGACGGATGTACATGCGCGTTGAACGCTATCACCAGTTTACTCACCAGCGCTAAAGCATCCACCGCCGCACCGCCGTTGGTAAACGAAATGCTATTTGCAGCCGTAACCAAAACATTGCCGCTTGAATCCAGTTCAATTTTTCCTCCCGATGGTTGGCTTATAGCCATCTGGCCCCCGGCTCCGAGCGTTACTACAAGCTGGTGGTTTGACGTGTTGTAGTGAATGATCGTCCCATCGGCGAATTGCGTATAGCGATCGGCAGGTGTGAGTCCTGCTGGCGCCGAGTCCACCGTTGACGGGACTCCGCCAGTCACGATACCGTTTTCGTCCCACTCGTCCATGACCACGGATACCTGCTCGCCGAGGTCTGGCTGCCAGAAGTCTTTGTCGTTCATCGTCTTCATGACCTGGACCGGCAACCACCATGAGAGCACATTCCCTTGATCGGGGAACTGCACGCGCACTCGGTATGGCGGCACAGACTCGATCTGCGCGACGATGCCCGTCCTGTAAGGCGGGTGGAACTGCTCCGTGTATGGTCCGCGTACTAAGTCTGGCATCTATTCTCCGTAGTCGTCCGAGGCGGACTGTGTGGCCGCTCCGGTTATCGTGGTCCTGAGTTCCAATGAAGTCTTGTAGCCGTTCCGGTCCACCCTATGCTTGCCCTCGTTGATGATCCATTTTATCGAATCGAGCGCGGTGCCAAAGCCGCTCAGCATGACCGGATTGCCGGCCCGGTAGACCATCGACCCTGGAATGATAACCTCCCCCTTCAGGACGTGCATATTCGCCGCGTGGAGATGAGCTTGTGCGCGTAGAGTGGCCTGCTGTGCGTTCTCTATCCGCTCTCGGACTAGTAGAGTGTCCTGAAGACTCAAGTCAGTGCTCTGAGCCGTTGTAGTGGCCGCGTTGGCCGTTGCTTGGAGCAACTTCTTCGAGTGCGGGTCAAAGTACATCACCACGGCTTTCTTGTATGTCTTGTCACCGTGGTGCTGCTGGTGAATCCTGAATCGCGTGTTGTCGGTCTTGTAGATGTACTGCGCATTCTTGTCTTTGAGGTCCGTGATTTTCTTCGCATCCAACTTCGGGCGGCTGTAGAAGACGAGTTGATCGCCGCGGATGGTGAACTCGTAATTTTGCCCGTTGGCAAGCCTATGCAGAAATGCAAGGTCACTCTCTAGGCGTTGGGTTATATGCTGATAAGGAACATCGGGATTCACCGCGTCAATTGACACGCTCATCCCATACTTCGCGGCGATGCTCTTAGCTATCGATGTAAGAGTCTGGCCTTCATAGGGCTGCGAATATGAGGTCCTGATGGCATGAGTCACCCCGGCCTGGATTGCCCGGATCAGGAACGTGTCTGGCGGTCCCTCTGCTTCCCACTCATCCACTTCGAAGTTCCCACAGGACACGAGAGATTGGCCTTGATAACCGATTGACAAGCTGAGTGCGGTCCCGATGACTGGAGGGCTGTTCGCCCACGCGCGCGCCGAATCCTCGACTTGAATCTCCAGCACGTTGGCCTTGCCACCCACAGCTTCGTCGTAGTGGATGTGCTGGGAATGGGTGAGCAGGTTGCCGGCGACTTGGGTTCCGCCGTACATGATCTGCCACGCCGGGATTTGTACGGATGCGCTCAATCTTCCTGCTCCGCGTCCCAATCAGGTATCTCGACCGTCTGCCCGGCCAGTTTATGCGTGCTGTCACCGAGAAACTGAATCTTCCCGTCGGTAACGAACGAATGGCAGTATCCCACGCAGTTGATTGATGGCGTAAAGGTGGGACTATCCACACTTCCGTTCCATCCCCAAGTTGCATTGCATGAGTTTCGGCGCCCATTCACTGAAACGGCGTGCGTGTTAAGGCACCCGGGGCAAAAGAACCCGTAGTAATCCTCTGCGATCTTGTGCAACTTTGCCATTTATCAACCCCACGGCGTGCTGCTGGTCGTGCTGGTTGCTGGTGTTATCAAAGGCACAAATACCTGAACCCCCTGCGCCACATAGTCGCCAATCGGAATTCCGGGGTTGTTCTGGATCAGAGGCTCAATCTGCGTGCTGTCGCCATACATCTTATACGCAATCGCGTCCCAGCGTTCCCCTTTGGACACATAAATGATTCCCGAGGACGGCGCGGACGGATTCACGTACTGGCTGATGAGTCCCGGCGTCAGGACTCCCAAACCGCCGTTAGGAATGACGACATTCGGCATCTAGGCAGCCCTCGCAATCGTGCTCAACGGGACATTCGTATACGGCGTCTGTGCCGGTATTCCTGAGGGGGAAGCCGTGGCAGGACTCACGACAAGCGTCGAGCCGGCCGCTGCGCTCTGTGAGGTGGTGAGCCCTGGAGGATTGGTGTTGATTGTCGAGTTGCCGATGGTCCCGACCGTCATGGTGTTGCTTTGGAGCGTAGACGGTGCTACGTACTCGGTTAGCTCTAGATCCATCTCCGCAGCGATTACAGAGCCGTCGTCCGCCATCCACCGCTGTTTGATCCGGTAGTTCGAGATGACGAATGTCCCGAGGATGTTCTTGTTGCCAAAGACGAACTGCTGCGGAACATGGAAGTCGGCAAGCTGAGTCAGAGCGTCGATGGCCTTCTGCGGCTTGCACCAGAAGTTGTGAAGGTAGATCGACAGTTCAACGTGGCGCAGGTTGTCGTAAATCCACTGCAACACAGGAGGCGCACCGATTACGTTGATGGCTTCGTAGTGATACTTCTTCTCCACCTCCAGCTTGGTCGGGCTGGCAAGAGGCTGAAATGAGATTGGACCGAAAGATGCGAACATTAGCGGCCTCCCCCCAATTGCTTCCGGGCATTTTGCTGGTTATACTGCTCAATCGCCCGCTCAACCATATCTCCCATCGCAGTTGGGTCCATCTGCTGGTTTGGAGGGTAAATGTTAATGTTCGGGTTGTTGTTTACAGTCCCCGCAGCCCCCAATGTGGAAAATGGTGTGGTATTAGCGAACGGATTCGCCAATCGCGGCGATCCGAATGCCTCAGTACCCCATCCATAATTACCTTGTACGGGAACTGCGATAGGCCCTTTCCAACCTTCCAATACGGATGTTTTCTCTTGCATCCCTTGATAGGCTTCAAATCCAATGGGGTCATGCCTCTGCAACCAGTGACCGGCCTGCCACCCCAACATCCCACCGGTCACCGCCTCTCCAATAATCGGAAGAAACCTTGAGATCCCCGCCGCTTCAGCGGCTCTGCCTCCCCCATACATAGCTTCTCGCGCCGTTAGAGTCTTTGCTGCAGCCGGGAACAAACTGCGTACCCAGCCATAAGCAGCGGCACCGCCAAGTCCTTTCCATATCATCGGACCTACCTTTACCGCCGCCGCCAACATTCCCGCTCCTACTCCAACCTCCAAACCCCTTCCGACAACTTTCGCCGCAGTCGGATGCTTATCGGAAAACTCGTTCATCTTGTTTATAATTTCCGTCATCTGGTTAATGTCGGTAGTCAGATCAGGAAGAATACGAGTCCCGATAGATTCCTTGAACTCCTGCCATGCGCTTTTCATTTCTTGCATGTGCGCATCAAAGGTAGCAGCGCGGTCTTTCGCATCCTGATCTAACTGCCCACTTGCGTGGTCTATTTCGTTGTACGCCTCTTTCAAATCGTCCATGTGCTTGATAAGCAAAGAGACGTTGGCACCCTGACTCCCCATGGAAGACTCAAGTGCGCGCTTCTGCTTGTCAGACAACTCGCTCATCTTCTCAAGAGTCTTGATAAGGTTGACGTGCCCATCAGTTGTCTTTACGACCTGGAGTCCATACTTCTCCATTTCGTAGCGACCATCTTTCATCTTGAGCAGCGAGTTGACGATTCCGGCGAGGATGGGGCCTGAACCGCGCGGGCCTCCGAGGTTGATTCTGTTACCCTCGGCCATCAGTGCAAGCATGGTTTTCTGCGCAACATTGTTGACCTGCGCCGCTGTGCCAAGCATCCGAAGCGCCATTGACATGCGCATCAGGCCACCGCTGCCCATCGGGAAGCGCGCCTGAAGAACGGCTATCTCGTCGCCAAACTCCTTCATTTGGTCGATTACGGGACGACTATTGTCTCCTAAATTCTGGACTGCCGAAGACAAAACTTTTGCGGCAAGTGGTGCCGTGTCTCCCATGACTACAGCTAATTTTGCTGCGGTTTCCGTCTGTTCTTTGATTGCTTCATCATCACGGAACGTCTTGTACAGTTCCGTCATGGCCTGCATGGCTTCTTCTGCACCGCCCTTCAGCGGCAAGGAAGCTCCAATCTCGTCAGCCTGATGCTTATACCGTTCCATCGCATCCGCATTGGCGAGAGTGGCCTCTTTCAGGCCTACCATCTGCTCTTGCATGGCGGCGGCTGGCTCAATGACTGTCTTCAGCGCCTCGTATCCGGCAAACACTTCGCCGGCCGCCATCCCAATGCTGGCGAAGTTCTCCGCCATCTCGCTGAATCGGTCATTGACCTGCTTTAGAGGGTCAGTAACCTCGTCGCGGAGTTGGACGAGAACCTTCAGGATGGATGTTTGATCGTCTTCGCTCAAGGTTTCCTCCGCTTCCTCATCTGCTTTTCAACGCTACGGGAGTAGGAGTGCATAACTTGGTACCATCCCACTAAATCGCCTATTGACATGGTATCGATGGTCTCAGGACTCACCCCTTCATGCACCATCGCTCCCAGTGCTTCCATGCTTAGGACGAATGGTCTGTTTCCGCGTACTGTGCGGGTTTCGGAGCTTCCTGGTCCGTTTTCAGGACACCCGAAATCCTCTGGAGCAAAGGGCGCAATACCTGAGAGACCTCGGCGCGAAACACCATCGCATCGTCGAAGTCCATCTCGTCTACGTCCTCCATGCGGATGCGCTTTCCGTCTACAAGGGAAAGCCGGGAAGCCAGAGCGTCCTGAATCTTGATGCTGTCTGCGTTCTCGCCGGCGACAGTTGCGGCTAGACGCTGGTCACGACCAGTACCTTTAAGCAAGATAACGTGCTTGCCAGAGGGAAGGTCAAACTCGCGGCGAATCTGTTCGGGGGAGGGGGTTGTATCGGAAGTCAGTACGATGGGTCCTGTTGCCATTTGAATCACCTCACGCCGGTGCTCGGCTATGGTTGTGGTCTGGCCTCTACGTCCCTTGCGAGATGTTGAGCCGAACATTGAAAGTGCATCCGTCTGTCACGAAGCCGATGAACCCGCTTGATACTGCCGTCAGAAACTCAGCAGGCGCGCCGGGCAAGATCGCGAGTCCCGTCTGGGGATTGACCGCAACAGGACTCGATGCGCCCAGTGCGACATACACAGGCTCGGCTCCCACATTGGCAAGACGCAGAGTTGCGCCCGTGCCAGGGTTGGCGATTGTCTGTGCTATTCCGCTTGCTACGACTTGCTGCGAAGCGGATGGTGCATATCCGTTGGCTGCCACTTATCAACCTCCGATGTTGGCGCGATAGTTCGCCAACTGGTCAACGCCGTTCACAACGTACTGATTCGAGAATGCGTCAAAGAGGTAAATCTGAGTTCCGCCCACGCTCAAATCGACGTGGTAAACATCGAAGCTGGACGTGAACTCCACCAGCTCCTGCGACTTGAAGTCAATGTCACCCACATCGAACGGAACGCCGTTGAAGTTATAGATGACAGGACTCTCGGAAACCTCTCCCGATGCTGAGAGGGTCTGGAGATCGCCGAGGCAACTGATTGAGCATGTCTGGCTGGACAAGGCCACTTGGCTGATGGTGTCAGGATCGAACGAAGACCATTTGATGGTGGACTCCATCATGTCCCAGCCGGTCGGGATCTTGATGCGCGCGGCCATGCCGAGGCCCTTGTAGTCTGTCCTGATGCGCTTGGGCTGAGGAATCTTGACTTCGGCGGCGCGCCCGAGGAGTTCGACACCGTTGAGGTATACATTGCAGTTACTCAGCGAATTAATCACGAGGTTTGCCACGGTGCGCTCCTTATGCGGTCACATTGACGTTGCTGGTTGTGCTGGTGCTCGTTACGGATGCCCCGAGGTTCGCAAGCAGGCTGGTGTTGATGGAGAAGTTGTAAATGATCTGCTCGGCCGGCGGCGGCGGCATCACGCTTACTTCAAACGTGAGTTGCCCATTCGCCAGACTCGCAGGGGGGTTGTCAACCGGGTTGTAGGTTACCGTGCTTCCAGCAATCAATGCGCCCTGCTGGATGAGCGAGTTGATAAACCCATTCACGCTCTGCAAGATCGAATTGATGAGGCCGTTAGTGATGGGCTTGTCTGCGAAGGGGAGCGAACTGTATTGGATGCTCTGCTCCACAACGTCGAGGGTCCTGCGAACGGCGATGAACGTGGTGACCGCGCCGCTCGACGGGAAGCTCGATGCGCGGTTGCCCCATGTCCTGTAGCCGGTACCGTAGCCGTTGAAGGCCGTCATGATGCCGGCCGCGTTCAGCGCGTTCGTGTCCGAAGTCGGATCGTAGGCGCTCATGTAGAGGTTGACATCAGGACCCAGAATACCGTTGATGATGATGTTCGACGGCGAGAACCAGAAGCCATTGGCGATGTCGTTGGCTGCCGTAGCGCCCGCTACCCAAGTGCTGTACGGCGTGTCAACGGTCCCGGTCAAGGTTGTGTATCCGATGGCTCCCTGCGCACTCACCACGACGCCGGTGGGGCTGATGGCGGTAGGCGTCTTCAACTGCCAAGGGAAGGTGAGCGCGAGCCTGTCGCTGGCCTGATTGAAGGCATTGCCGGCGGCTCCGCGGTTGGCGATGGCGGTTGCCACGGTCGTGTTCGGCGGCGCATCGGTGAACGAGATGGCCCGAAGCTTCGTCGCCATGGCCAGCAGGTTCGCGCTGGTCGACGCATCGTAGAAGGTTGGGGTGATGAGCAGTTTGGCGAACAGTCCCATCGTCTGGAAGGTGGTCTGCAAGGCTTGGATGCCGGTGTAGGTGCTTCCGGTCACGGTCCCGATGATGTCGGTGTAGGCAACCTTGGACGGGTCGCAGTAGGCGCCGGATACCTGCAAAACCTGCGCTGAGGTGATTGCGCCGCCGCTCTTGGTGTAGAGCAGGCCGTTCACGTAATCGATGGTGTAATCAGTGCCCTCGACGTAGGTCGTCGAGCCGG